TTTCTTTAAGTCTGCACATCTATGCATATACGCGTTATTTCAATGAGTTATAGATTCCTCTCCATCTACGCTCTGCGCTAATATGCACATCAATGAAAATACTATGCCCCATAGATGCCCCACAAAATTAAATGCACGGGATATCATAGAATTCATCCGTCGTCGCATCATTGATGATGTGGGTTACAACACCGAAAATAATTGTTTCCTCCCCTTCCAAATCGCCACCTTCAATCAGCATTTCCATGTCTGGCTGATCCAAAGATTGTAATGACAGCGTGGGGTGGAATCTCATGCGTTTCATGCAGAACTCACCACAAATGGTCGCAATAACTTTGCTACCTTCTTGCGGTTTGCGAGCCCAGTCCACCACCAGGATTGCATCTTTTTTAATACCGGCGCGCCAACTGGTATCGCCAGCGCGCATCAGATACTGGCCCAGACGGTTGTGCCTTTTGCAGACTTCATTTTGCATCACACTTTTTCAAGTAGTCGGCAGCAAGTGATGGATGCGCACAAATGTTTAACTTCATTTAATCGCGTGAAATATGTTAGTAAAATAGTGGTGTATTATAAGGTTTGGCTCTATGATGGTGATTTTAAGTGACAGATGAGACTTATATATGATTCGACTAATTATTAGACTAGTTGGATGCTACAGCTTGGCGACGATAATAAATGCTTTTTATTTATTGGCATTTCGAAATACTCCTATAGACAATATATTGATAATTGATTTTATTATGCTAGTTGGATGGCTAAGTGGCGAATATTCTTGGAATAAAAATAATTAGAGGAAGTAAAGATTAAAATGAAATTATTTGATATTAAAAACAGTGATGTACCATGGCAGAAAAGTATAATCATTAGTACTCTTATGTCCTTTATTGTTCTATGGATTGCGTGTTCAAGAGCTCAGTTTTCATCTTATATGCCTGACGATTACATGCAGTATACAACTGTGATGCCTATTGAGTTCTTTATGCATCAAGGTAGATTTGTTATGGGGGTGATATCTTGGTTATTGAATAATTATGGTTTTGGTATGTTGTCCCCATCTCCAATATTCCTACCATTATTTTTATTATTCACCTCACTATGTTCATCGATAATAATATTTAACATTTCTGACAAAGAAAGCCCCTTCATATTAAGCTTATTACTATCAATATTGGTGGTTAGTCACCCAGTATTTAGTATGATGGCAGTATATCACTTTGTTGTTGTGTGTTTTGCATTCAGCATGTTGTGTATATCCGCTATAGTATGTATGAATAGAGATTACTATTCTTGCATAGGGTTAAAGCAATCAATAATTTCTACTATACTTGTTGTTTTAGTTTGTGGTAATTATCAACCCTCACTTTTTGTTGTCGCTCCTTATTTTCTTTTCTTATTCTTAAAAGAGTCCAAATCTAGGAGGATAGTTCATTCTGTAAAGATACTTTATCCTTTAATAGCTGGATTCTTATTATATATTTTAATATTTAAACTGACGAAAAATGCTTTTGGTGAAAACAACTGGGATACTCGAGGCGGTTTAGCACAAAACATTCCCCTTAGAGCGCAAGAAGTTTTATCATTCTTACCTAGCTTATTTTTCAAGAACTGGTGGCTAATACCGTCATGGTATTCCTCTCTAATGAGCGCATCTATTTTACTTTTTTTCATAACTTGTTTTTTAAAAGATAAAATATTTACCATAACCAAGGTCTTTTTTTTCCTAATATCAATCACAGCTCTTATAACTCCAATAGCAGCCATGGAAAACTGGGACATTTCTCCAAGAGCAATGTTTTCAATTTCTTTCGTTTATGGAATATTGTTGTGCTCATTAAATTCAGGTAAAACACTGTTAAAAACAAAAATATCCATTATTATATTAACTGTGATGTCGGGGTTAATTTCGAGTAATAGTTATTTGATGATGGTCGAAAATGATAACATTAAAGATAAATGGATTGCACAAGAAGTAACGAAAGATGCTCTAGCTGAAGGTCTTAGTGGTGACGATATCAAAATAGTGAACCGCCCAAACAAATTAACAGTTGCTGACTGGGCTTTCCGGGGACTTTTTTTAAGAAGCACAGGTGTAGATCTTAAAATTAAACAACCTACTAAACAAGATGTGCGAGAGTGCGAAATTGGTATGAAATTTCCTGAAAAAGGATACATCCTTAAAAAGGAGATGGAAACATTGATATGTCTTTAATATAGACATGGTAAACTAATATAAACTCATATTGAATCTAGCAACAACAAAGCCCGGTAGGCATTGTTGTTGCTTACATACTCCCAAAATGGATTATGAGAATTAATATTTGCACCTTACCCATTGTCTATCGCGCGCGAAGGGACTATATATTTGAGTGCTATACATATCCACAGGAAACCATATTTTTTAACGCTAATAATCAGAGTTATTACTGGAGTGAATATTTTCATTGTTATTTACTTTGTGGATAGGTACGGGTTCATGATTGATAACTGCTTCGGCTTCTGAATGCAGTATGTGAGTTACTCATCTGTGACTCTAACTGAAATAATGAAACCCTCATCGTAATAAAAAAAACCATCTGTTTTATTATAATACATACCCGTTTCACAGAATTTATCTGTCATATCTATAAAGTAATACCCTTCAATACTAAATGAATCATCATTGGCAACTATTGTATTTTCTACCTTAATCGACCCATTTGGGATCATCGCGAGCGATACAGTCATTATGCATATTCCTCTATAATACAGATTCCTGAAGAACCATTTGCACCCGCAATACTAGATGCCGCCCCCGGACCAGCGGCATTTCCGCCACCGCCTGCACCATAGCCTACGCCAACTCGTGGGGAAGTTGTTCCATTGATACCGCCACCACCGATACCAAATTGACTATCACCGCCACCGCCAGACTTAATCCCATTGCTCTGAACAGAAATGTTAAACGCCCCTGTGCCTTTATCGCCTGGCATGGTTGTTGAAACGTTTGTGCCGGTTGATGCAAGATTGGAGATGTTGTCAGATGCAAGCGATCCAGCCCCCCCTGCCGCACCCGCACCACCACCCGCCCCCCCAGGGGAAATAAGATAAGCGCCAAATGAAGTATTCCCACCAGAGCCACCATTCCCGCCAGCCACCCCAACTCCAGCAGTACCTATAGTTACAGCAACAGAAGAAGTCGGCACAGCCATTAACCCTGTGTCACCGTAAGTACCGCCATTCCCGCCATTCCCTGAAGCTACTTGTGCTGAGGTTGTTGTTAATGTCCCACCGCCAGCACCACCACCACCGACCTGCCTAACTCTGATCTTTGCAGTCCCTGTTGTTGCCGTGTAACTACCGCTGGCAGTAAAAATTTTTACGTTGAGTAAGCGCCCCGGTCCAGTAAGCAATTTAATGGCAGCAAGTAATTGCGCATCGTTCGCGGGATCGAGAGATAACCCGGCATTAGTTACCACATTTGAGATTTCCCGCTGCACAGTGTTTAGCCAAGCAGCATCAAGAATCGTCGGTGAAATTCCCGCAGCCACGTTGCCGTTTGTCCACTCGCCATTGGCATCTGCTGTAGAGGTAATACTCCCAATCTTTTGCATAGAAATGTCCTCGCCAGTTAAGGCGTAAATTTTTATTTTCCGGATATTAATGATTAGTTGGCGTAACCAAATGATACGATGGTGTGGGACGGAGCCAATTTACTGAGGCGGCATTCAAGCCGCTTATTACCCCACGAACGCAATGGATCGCCAGCATAAGATTGCCCGGCCTGAGTGTAGGTGATCGTGGTTGAAGGCGCGGTAACCAGCCAGGTAAACGGCCAGTCATCGCCATTCAGGGCATCACCGCAAACTGACATGCCCGCTCTGGCCTGGCGAAAAAAGGTGACAGTAATGTCATATCCCATGGCCTTAGCCACACCGATAAAATAAGCCGCGGACTGCCCACCGGTGCTGAATAGCTTCGAAACAACCGATTTTTGTCGGATCGCGATACTGTCATTTTCCCCTATGGCACAGTCATCCGGAAGCCCGAGTGTTTTTTCCCAGTCGGTTAACATGATGGTCGCGGTGTCTGGGAATGCCCCGATTAAAAGAGCCTCAGAATCTTCGTCATTTTGTTGATATGACTGGGCTAATGCCCGCATTACCGCACTCTGAACACCATCAGATTTTCGTGACCACACCAGGCCGGTCGGCATTAAATTCTGCAGCGCCGCCGTATAGTCTTCTAAAGTAAACCGGCTCATGTGTACGTCACCGTACCCCTTACCGGCAATTGCCCGGTCGCGGTGGTAATATTTGCCGAGGGAGAGGTCAGAATGAACCCGGCTGTTCCGCTGACATTACTGATGGCAATCAGCAGATCAGACAGATAGATCGTTGCCCCCTGTGGATTTCCGGATTCAAACAGTACGCCGTCAATCGCTGCCGCAATCGCCGCCGTCGTTGTGCTGTCAGCCGATGTCAGACCGCTGATCGTAAAATTGATGGTTGTTTTAATCGGAGAGCAGACATACACCAGCGCAGTGACGGGTTGAATGGGGTAAATGTAGTCAGCGACCCTTTTCTGGTCCCCCGTGGCCTTGGTTCCTGACCAACTGTCGAGGGAAGAAATACCGTCAGTTCCGACGGGAAACCCGTTGTTTGAGGTATCAGTCCCGTCAATCATGATGTATACACCGACCGTTCCCGCCCCCATCAGCCTGCGCACAGTCCAGGCGCGGGTTACACCAGAAACATCCAAAGCCCATGACTCATAGTCATCATCATTTCCGCCCTGTGGCGTATTTTGGTAGGCAAGCAATGTCCGGGAACGGAAAGCATCTTCCGTTTCAATATCCGCACCATCGGTAATGGCGGTACTGATGGTTGCCGTCGAATCGACACCTGAAATACTGACATCCAGCGTCAGTTGGGTGCCTGCCGGGGTATTCCCGGCATCGCCTCCACCCGTCGGGTCGTCATTGGGGTCAGGAAGCACCGCGGTGATTGCGCCAGTTGCTGTGCCCGCCGGTCCGATATCAATCTGCGCATCTGTCGTGTACTGGTAACCATCCCCCCGGTTTAATACCGTCCCCGCCGGAAGAGTTGCCCCTGTTGTGCCGGTGAAAAGGGTAGCGTTGTTTGTCCCGGCGTTGGCCGCTTTTTGCGTCACACTTTTTAACGCGGCCCACCCCGCCAGATTCTCATCCGTCGCACTCCATGGCACTGACTGTTTCGCTATCCAGTCAAGATAGCCATAATGGAGATAAGCCAGCCCCGCATCTGCCGTTCCGATAATGTTCAGATTAGAAAACCGTAACGGCGTGCCTGTCCCTTTTAATTCTGATTCAATCGCGGCTAGGTTTCGCGCGCGCAGCTCGGTGAGCGTTGGCCGGTTGTATGGCATCGGTTATGACTCCCAGACCCAGAAATAACGCTTCGATACAGCGTTCTGTCCTGACTTTTGGTAGGTGATAAAAAGGTTAAGGCGATTCGGATACACGATTTGTGTGACGGGCGTGATACTGGCGACCACACCGTCGTCGGTAAGCCATTTCAGCGCCTCGGCGGCGAAATCCTGCGCCTTGTTTGCAACGGACAGCGTCAGTTTTTGTCGGTTCAACAGCCAGAGGCGCGACCCGATGGGATAATCCTGATCCTGATCGCCCCACCACCCGCGGCGGTTATCGCCGTCGTATTCGTCATCCTCCCGCGCCAGCCGGTCGGTAAAGAGACTAATTAGAATGGCCGTCTCGAGGTCGTCGCCAGACTGCAGGTCACCGGATGCCTCAACCCAGTCGCCTACAGATTGCTCAGCATTCCACAACGTTGTGATATCCGTCATTGAACCTGCTCTCCCGGTTTCTCACTGGTGGCTGATGAGCTGCCGCTCTGCACATTTTTCACCACGTGATTGTGAGTATTGTAGGTGTCACGTAAGTCTTTCAGCGTGGTGGTGTTGCTCCCAGAATTATCAATGATATCGCCGGAACACCTCAGAACGGGCGTATCCGCAAAAACCTCTTCTGAGGCAACGATCGTGACAGTAGTTGAATTAATGACCTTTACCGGCTGCTCGTTGGCATCAATTTCGATCCCGGCCTCTGTGAGTTTGATGTGCTGCCCCCACAGGTCATAAATAATGGTTTCGCCCGGACTCAGGCCGGTTTTACGGCTGCCCTTATGACCGGAGGCAATCACTACCGCGTTTGAGCGGTCACCGGAAAGATAGGCAATCAGCACATCAGCGCCATCAGGCAATGAAGAGGAGAAACCGAACTCCATCAGGCGGGGCGTATCGCTGCGCACTTCAAGCGGCGTCTGATACTGCACTTTCTGGATCCCGCCATCATCATTGGTCAGTGATACACTGCCCACGCCAAGCATCATCATCGCCCGGCGGTAAAGCGTGTTGAGCATCGTCATCTGTTCAGCTCCTGAATGACGTTGTAGAAGCGGTAAGGTTGAACCGAGAATGCCGCCGGCGGCATCAGTACCATCTGCGCCACCGTGCCCTGGTCATCTTTGATAAAAGTGACTTCCGCCAGCAGCCACAGCACGTCATTGATACCCATCTTGGGGATGTTGACGGGGATCAGGGTATTGGGTTCCCACAACTTGCCCGCGCTGTCGCGCCAGTTATCAATGGTGACCTGCAGAACCTTAGAGCGGCCATAACGCCGGTTCATTTCCCAGTCAATCGCCTGCTGCGCCAGCGCAGTGGTGTTCATAGTGCTTTCAACAATGATGATCCGGTTCCGGTATCGCATTTTGGCAACGTCCGGATCATTCGCGGTCGCTTTGGTCACGGCGTCATAACCGCTGTCATCCACCAGCGGATTAACCGTCATTGAGACACCGGTGTACTCGGAAAACCGTTCATCCATCGAGGCCTCGTAGGCCGCCGCTTCAATGTTGATACCCTGCGCCACGCCGCTGGCGGCCTTCTTGGTCCCGACCCTTGTTAGATACAGACTGCCGTCCGGCAGGTCATAGTAGAGAAGCGCCGCCCAGCGCGTGATGCGGTCAATGATTTCCTGCGAGCTTTCTCCCCAGTTCAGCGTGAACTGGGGGACATTTTGCATATCGGTCACGTCGCTCGACACGGTGATCCCATAGGGTGCGGCCAGACGCTGCGCAATCTGCAACGGCGTAGCGCCGGTGATCACGTTGTTGTCCCATTTGGCAGAGCAGTCCACCAGGTCTTCACACTTGCTGCGTCCCGTTGCCCGAACTTCGTGCCTCGAGGCGGAGATCATCGGCGCCCACCGGTCGATGTAACCGGTAATGACAGTATCGCTCCCAAGCTTTACCACACAGGCATCGCCCTCTTTGACCAGTTGCTGACCATCACTGCCGGGAAATTCATCCATCAGCGAAAGGTCGAAATCGCTGGGAAGGTGATCAATGCTTCGGGTCACGCGCACAGAATCCCAGCCGGAAAGCACCTTGCCGCCAACGGTTAACGTCATCTCATCGTTCATGAAGAAAGCGCCCTGAAAGAAAGCGGCATAAATGCCGGATGGACAGGCTCGGCCATTTTTACCAGCCCTTCGGTTCGGCCCGCATCCTGATACAACCTGTTTGCCAGGTTAAGCGCAGGAAGCGCCGCGCTGAAAGTCACGATGGACACGTTCGCCAGCTGCGCTCCTTTCTCCTGAAGCGTCGTTTTGACCGTTGTCTTCAGATCGGACAACTCGCTGAAGACATCGTCATACCCGGCATCAGCCGCCGCCAGAGACACCGTATCGATCACGCTGACCACGCGCTGAAGAAGTTCAGCAGCATCGTCATAGCTTACGGGCTCGTAAAGAGACGCCGCATAGGCCATTGCGCCAGCACTTAGCGTGATGAGATAAATTTGTGCCGCAGAAGCGATACTGCTGTCGCTGCTGTCCGGCCGGTAAGTGGTATCCGTGAATGCTGACAGCGTTTCAAACAGGCGAACCAGGTCTAACCCTTTGGCCTCACTGGACAGTAACGCGTTGATCACGGTCTGCGCGCCGCTGGCATACGCCGCTACGCTGACTGACGCCAGAAGGCTGGCCGTGACATCCTGAACTTCTGCCCGGTTTTCAACTGATGCCGCCATTTTCTGCGATACCAGAAGGTCATAATTATCCGTGTCTGCCGTCGTCGTCGCGATATTTGTCGCGCCCGAGGCATTTCCGCCAACATCCCCCGTGTTGTAACGCCCGTAACGAGTGCTGCCGAACGTGGATTTCAGCGTATTACTGAGATTCGTCGCCTCATTTGCCGTGCGGGTCACCATGCTGGTCCAGAATGAAACCGTGCTTTTGAGTGTTTTTATCGCCTGCGTCACCGTGCGTAAATCAGAATTGACCTCCGCAATAAACGTGGCCGCCGTTTTGGCCGCCAGCGCCAGCCAGGACGTCTGAACCGTTGAAGCGGCTGAGACCGCGCCGGTCACAGCAAAAACCCGAAGGCCGGACTCAATGACGGTGAGAGAGAATTCAAAAACCCGCTCGGCGTCTTTGCTTTCCCGTAGTTTCAGACCACCGTCGGGAATGCTGACCGTCAATTCGCCCAGCGTAGGATGCACCAGCGTGCCAGCGCCCGCACTCTCACAGGCGGCGATAAGATTATCCCGCTGTGTCATGACATCCGCGGCGCTGTAGATCAGGCTGGACTGGATAATGAACCCGTTTAGGGTCAGGCGGCGGGTAGAACGCCCCAAATCTTCGACCCAGACCGTATCGCGATAGGGGTATTCATGGACGGCCTGCCGGCGGCCAAAGTTGCCATCCGCATCGATAATCGCAAAGGGCACGCCGCGAAATGACGCAGGATGAATATGTTCCTGCCAGTTCCAGCTGTCGCCCGAAAATCCTAACAGCGAAGACAGCGCGTTTTGTAACAGTGGCATCCTGTCCTCCAGAAAGCGAAAACCCGCCGAAGCGGGTCAGGTTGATATATCAGGGCATTGGCATCGCCGTGGTCACTTTCCCTCCGGTGCCGGAGATTTTTTTACGCTCCCCGGTGCGGTCATTGATCAGCGTCAGTTCAATTTCACTTTTATTGTCTTTCAGTACCTTAGACAATACATCGGCTACTTGTTTGACATCGACGCCGCCGGAAGTACCCGCCGAAGATGATGATGGCGTGTTGATATTCGTTTCGTTATGGGTATTTAAATTACCTCCCGAAGTTGAGTCTTCAGATACTGTTGGACCACTGTCCACGGACGTATCGTAAAAATCGGGAAGCCCTGGCATCACTCGACCCAGATAGTCACGCGTCTCTTTCGGTGCATAATTAAGCCCCTGATTGCTCACGTTTCCAGGCCCCCAGTTATAGGCGGCAACCGCCTTTTTCATATTGCCGCCGAACTGGGTAAGAAGATCGGATAAATAGTGGGCTGCCGCTTCAGCTGACTTTCCGGTATCCATTCGGTCAGCGCGATTATTAAGCCCGTACTGCTGCCCGGTCGCCGGCATAAACTGAAACGGGCCTTCAGCGCCAGCAGGAGAAAACATATACTTTCCGCCTACTGACTCAGCCTGATAGACGTTGTTTAGCGTTCCCTGCGGTAACTTATATTTTTGACTCTAATTGAGAAAATAAAGGGTCATTTTCACCGGGTTGCTGAACGGCTCCTGGTGGGCTGACATACAGCCCCTGCACATCCTGCTGTAACTGACGGGCCTTATCCGTCGGGCCATAAAAACTGTTCAGTTTTTTGACCAGATCGCCGGAGGCATAGCCTAAACGGAGATCCAGTTTTTCATCCCACGACAGCGTTTTCTTAAACGCGTCATTTTTTTGGGCATCGCGCAGACGGTCGGCCTGCTTTCCCCCGCTGTTCCACGTCATCAGGGAACCCACCGTTGCGGCATCGAACCCGTGCTGCATGATCTGCGAAGCATCATCAAAACTTTTCTGAACTATCGGTGCCTGTCCCAGCCACGCCTGCCCCTTCATCAGCATGCCGTCCCACGACGCTGAAATCTGATTGACCTGGTTGCGGAATGCCAGCGCGTTCTGCACATCCTTATCAGAGAAAATCAGACCGTCACGCTGCGCCTGATCTTTAAGGCGCTTAACCTGATCGGTGCTTTGCCGCAGGTAGTTCAGAAGCTCAGGTGAGAACTGCCCCACCTGCGCAATCACGGCCTGCCGGGCGGGAGACTGCTGGAGCATGGCCTTATTCAGGTCATCCATCAGTTTTACGACGTCGGCCACACCCTCCCTGGTTTTGCTGATCTTGACGCCCATTTGCGCCAGAAGAGCATTGAAAGGGTCATCACGACCATTAAGCGCATCGTTTGCACGCTGGTAAAGACCGGTAACAGAGCTTTCTGCAGAATCCCGCGTTGCCCCGTTTTCAATCATCGCGCCGGTCAGTTCCTGATAGGCTCGCGTGGTTGCACTGATGTTTTTGGCAGTAGTATCAATTTTATACCCGGAATCCGCATACTCTTTGATCCCCGTTTTGACACCGTTTATGACAGTGGCCAGCCCGCCCAGTCCTAAAGTCAGGCCACCCACCATTTTCAGCGGCGGTACAAGGTCCCCGACAAATTGCACACCGTCCCGGGCGTTTTTTGCCAGTTTATTCAGGCGGCCACTAACTTCATCAAGTCCTTCTGCGGAACGGCGACCGCCGAGCTGCACAACTTTTTGGGCATCATTGAGCTGGGGAGTCAGTTTCTTCACCGCATCATCGATGTTCTGAATAGACTGAGAAACCTGATCGTCCGCTTTTAGCTGGAAATCAAACACATTAGCCATTAATCGCGTTCCTTTAACTTATTGATGCGCAACGCCTGATCCCGCCACCAGTTGAGCTTCGACCACGTCATTCCCCAGCCCTGATCGGGCCCCCAGCCGTAGTAATACGTCACATCGGCGATGCGTTCACACCACCTCCCGCCGTCGGGGAGAAGTTTAAAAAACCCAGCATGTAACCCTCGCAGCGTTTGTAGTCCGTAAACGGTAGGCGGTTAATCACCTGCGCCGGAATGCCGGAGATTTCAGCGATAAGCGCGGACATCGCAGCCAGACCGCCTTTCACAGTCTGGGTTTTATAAAACTGGTCCACCTGGTCAAGACAGGGTTCACCAAGATCGATACTTGCCCAGTTTTGCTCCCCTTTGCCATCCTGAAGGGCTTTTGGCAGCACGATCACCGTGCTGCTTTCAACCGTCGTGACGGGGTCGGGGAGGTAATTTAAGAAGGTAAGAAGAAAACCCTCACAGTGTTTAAAAGTGGTAAACGGCATGCGCCTGACAACCTGCGGCGGGATCCCCGATAACAGCGAGATAAGGAGCCCCATCGCGGCCAGCGCGCCGTCCGCCTTCTGCTTATCAAAGAACTGATTCACTTCGATGAGCGCCGGTTCATGCAGTGGAATGCTTTCCCAGACCAGTTTACCGCCGGCATCCGTCAGCGGTTTATCCAGAGGAATAACGATACTTTTTTCCTGCTCTTCCACGATCAGCTCTCCACGACTGAGAAGCTTTCCCAGCGGACATCGAACACGGCGTCTTCACTGTCCACTTCCTGCGATTCGACCGTCCACATCCCGGTGCCGATAATCGTTTTACCGTTAGCGAGTTCAGCCACCACGGTGACATCGGTCATGTCGTTAAAGTCAGCCACCGTGGTACCACCACTGTCACGAACCTGACAGGAGATATACGGCGCGGAGGGCTTTTCTTTATAGCCATGAACGCGGTCCATACCGGTCAGGGTTTCGCGTTTAACGGTTGAAGGACTGTATTTGAACTGCCCGGCGACCATGATTGTGACGCCATTGGTCGTCACCGACGCGGTGCCCGCCAGGCGGTTGGAGGTATCACCCATTGTTATTCCTTACGCCGCGGCTTGCAGGCGGAACTGGTTAAGAAGTGCAAATACGCGCAGCTGGTTGATCAGCACGCCGTCCCACAACACGTCGACGCGGTTCGGGTTGGTCGTGCTTTTCGTCACAATCAGACCGGCGGCGAAGGCTTTGGAATCCTGCACATAGCCGTTGTACTCCAGCTGCGTGTACTGGGCGATCAGCTCAGCCCGGATAATATTCGGCGTCACAATCGCAGATCCCGGGGCAAAGCGTGTGCCGTCAGCGGCCAGCTTCATGCGCGCAAATTTCGACGTAATCTGCGTGCGGATAAAGCGGGTGACGAACATCAGCAGGAACAACGTTTCCACCTGCAGATAGCTGTCGTCCGCATCCCCGTATTTATTGGTCTGATACGTGGTGATCAGGTTTTCCACCTGCACCGTGCTGTCGTCAGCCACCGTAAAGGTCGAAATGCCGCTATAAAGCAGGTTGTTCCGCTCAGTCAGCTCGAAACGTGAAGCCAGCGGCGGTGCCAGCACGCCGGCAATCGAGAGCGTTTGCAGGGGGCGCCCCGGATCGTTACGCAGGCTACCCGCTACCGCGCCCGTTGCAGCCGCAGCCCAGACATAAGCCGGCGTTGGCGAGTCATAAACCCCCAGCAAAGTGGCATGCTGATCGTTGCGGGCTTCACCGAGCGTGGTCAGTTGTCCATAGGTGCCAGACACGGCCCCGAAGACATGGCCGTAAAGCTGTGAAGCGTAGCTCCAGCGACCGGTGCTGTCCGACAGCAAATTCTTCAGCGCATCGAGAGAAGTCGTGTCGGTGTAAGGAGTAACAATGAAATCAAAGGTCCGGTCGCCGAGGTTTGCCAGCGCCGTCGTCATGTCCGGTGCACCCGCCCCGCCGGTGAGTGCGGTAAGCGTAATACTCAGGCCATCAGGCGTAGCTTCCCCGCCCGCGCTGCCCAGATAATTCAGCCGCAAATCGATGCTGTTGCCGTGCGTACCCTTGTTTTTTGCCGTCAGCGTAATGACGCCGGCGGCCGATGCAGCCGTGACCGGCAACGCAATGGTGGCATTGATCGCCGCCGTCAGCGCTGTGGCCATCGTGGTCACGGTGTCAGTGCTCAACACCGTGGTCTGCACGCGCTGGCCTGCTACATACAGTGAAATCACGCCGGTTTCACTCGGTGCCGTGGTCAGCGTAATGGTGCCGGTCGCCGCCACCATCGATGCCCCATCAACAAGCGGGAGCAGATAAATTTCTGCTGAGGTGTCGTTTGCCAGATACGCCGTCATCTGGTTATGCAGCATCGAACCGGCACCATAAATACCGGCAGTGTTCGATGCTGATGATTCAATAACCGGAATATTTGGATTCACCACAGCGTTCGTCAGCATCTGACCAATGATCAGAGTGCGCTGGGTCGCCGTTGCGGTGTTCGCCTGCGAGTTATCAAATTCAGCATAGAAAAGCGGTGTCCGCAGATTGCTGGGGATATTTTGAAAGTTCATTAGCTCGCACTCCCTGTGTCCGTTGAAGCGGCTGATTTATCAGTGGTGACCGTCGCATCCGTGCCTTTTGCAGCGGCCGGCGATTTCGCTGCCGGTGCTGAAGTGTCAACGGTGATCACATCCCCGTCGCGGAGCCGGCGGTTCCAGAACATACTTTCAGCGACCTCTGCCCCTTCTTCGGGCAAAAAGGTGCCTTTAACCGGGTCACGCACAGTGCACCCGGCTGCGGGTTTTACAAACATGGGATACTCCAGATTGTTATTGAGGCAGGTCGATGGTGACGCCGACTTCCGGCGTGCCGTCAGGCTCGACAAGGGTGACGTCGATCCCCTGAAGCGGGTCCGCTTCGATGGGGTAGAATTCTTCCGGGCCCTGGTAATACTCGATATCCAGTTCCATCAGAAGCTGGGCGGTATGCCCTTCGCCGGCGGCACTGATATCAATCGTGGAACGCATCTGCAAAAACTGCTGAATTTGCCGGGTCAGGTCATAGCTGTTAATCACTGCCCGCTCAATTTGTTCGCGCAGCTGCTCCAGCGCCTCTTCCGCTTTTACCGCCCCGTTGTCCTGATCAATGTCATCAAGCTCCTGCAGGCGACCGGTGATCCGGACGGTAGTCACTGTCGTAAACTGCGGTACGTTACGCCCGAGGGAATTTTTCAGATCGAAAGGGGTTTGCACGAGAATGGCGGGATACATATCTTCAGACGTCGGCCAGTCGCGCGGGGAATAAACCCGTTCAAGTGCATCTGTCTTCCCCGCAAGCGCGCTGATAACGAGCCCCCGCAAAGCTGCTGCATTCATATCTTCACCCTGTTAAGAATAAGCTTTGAGCCACCGTGACTGTCCGGCTGAACATCGGCGATGGTGAATAACGTATTCACCGGCTCGCCGCCGACCGTGCCGATAAACACCCGGTCTCCCTTCTTCGGTGGGACGCGGAACTCACTGTCCAGCACACCCAGGATGGGAGACGTCGTGTTTACCGTGCTGCCATCATCAAGAGGTTCAACCTCCTGCGTATAGGCGCGGTCAAAAATCCCGCTGATGGTATAAGCCGCACCACCGGCGGGCCGGAAATCAACCGGGTCACCAAATACACCGTGCAAAGGTTTAAGCAGATGCTGATCCCAGTTGATGCTCATCAGGCCGCTCCGTTCTCAGGTGTCGGGGTTGCCGGGTCTGAGGTGGTAATGGTGGTTTGACTGTCTGTCTGGGTCACAGAAACTTCCTGCGGGCCAGCGCCTTCCAGCTCCTGCTGCAAATCAGACAGAGACCTCACGAAACCCAGCGCAATGAGGCGCTTTGAATCCGCTTCGGATAACTGGACACGCGTATTCTGAGCGTATTCCTCGCCGTCATGACGCAGATGCTTTCCTTTGAGAACAACCACGCTGACCAGGTCAACGGCCTCTGAGGCCGCTTCGGTTGTTTTATCTTTTGCCATGATCACACCACCGTCGCACAAAGGGCTGCGTTAACCCGGCTTGGGATAACGATTGGGGAAGACTGCATCATCAGAAAGCGCTGGGCAGGGTCTTCTTTCAGCCAGCTTTTCGGTGCATAAGCCATCGGCCCATAGTTGAAGGCAGGATCCATAATTGCCCCGAAGGCTCGGGTGCCCATCAGATCAGCGCCAGACATGATCACCGAACCATCGGCAAGCATCGGGGTTTCAATGCCGGTATCCGGGTCAATGAACCAGTCGTTGTAAAGCCAGAGGTCAAACTGACCCCAGCGCCCTTTATATACCGCCCCCTTCTGCACACGTGCGCCGGCGTCAATCTGGTTACCGAACGGGCTCAGTGCAGGGAACACAATGGCGTTATCTTTGATGGTGGTGTCCAGGCGAAATGCCTTCCAGGACTTGTTGGTGAAAACCAGATCAGTCGGCGCAGCGCCAGACTTTTGCAACACCAGCGTCTGCCAGGTTTCAATGTCGTCAGAGGGCTGGGTGTTTGTCGCGCCGGCGGCGAGGCTCGTAGGCCATTTATCAGAACCACTGAGCGCAATGGTCAGGGAGGGGTCGCGGCCAAAGTCAACGACAGTGGTCGGGAAGCCTTCGCCTTTAATGGTGACGGTACCGGTTGACAGCGCACTGCATCCCATCCACTCGAGGCGGCGATTCAGAATATCGATCTGGTCACTCATCTCGAACTGGATGTTCAGCATTTCTCGCTCAGCGGCGGTGTATTCACCCCCAATGCGCTCGCCAATCTGGCGGCGGATAGGTTTACGCAGATCAGGCGCGCGCTTATCTTTGATGTAAGCAGGCTTGAACTTGTCGGTCTGATAGCGGCGACTTTCGACCAGCTTCCCCTCGACCAGCGGCGAGCAAAACGGCGCCATACGACGGAGACCCACGTCCACATCGATCGCCACATATTCATCGTTGCTGGTCTCGATGTTTGGGAAAAAACGGTCGAGGATCCAGTTTTGTGACGTCATCAGGTTCGGAACCAGCCCGACGAGCGACACCGTATCGTAAATAGATTGAGACATAGCGTGTTCTCTCTGTGTCCCGACCTGCTGGCCGGGATAAAAAATGGATGCATAACGCCCTGCCCGGTAAAGGGCATGCGAAGAAGGCGATTTAAAGGGGAGCTACGTTTTAGCTGGCAGGTGCCTGAACACTGTCACGCAGGAAAATACCGTAAGGGCGGAGTGCCGTTTTAAGCGCGGCCAGCGTCCAGCTCGAATCAAAGGTAATACGGTTTTTATTGATTTCGGCCATCAGGTACACGCCGGCTAACGTGTCTGCAACGGTGGCATTCACATCATCGGCCAGAATAGCCTGTGGAACCTGACTACCATCGGTTGCTGTCGCCACGCTCAGGGTGTACTTACCCGATACAGTAATCACCCCCAGTACGGTACCGCGCTTA